AATACTAATACTATTATTAATATATAAAGTATATAAACGTTTTTAGGAGTGTTTTTCTCCATTATAAAGGCATTAAAAGATTTATAGGTAATGTACCATTGTTTAATACAACAGAACAACCAATCGCTTGTTTTTTAAAGTTTTTAGCGTAAGCTGCTGCATACGTGGTACAATCAACACCACAACCGACTTGCATACCAAAAATTTTATATCTTTTACCTACAAACCATTTGCAATAAGCCTCTGTGTGTGTGTGACCACAAACACTTGACATTAAATTATTTTTTGATTTAGTTTGAGCTTGTCCACCTTCTCCGTGTTCATATAAGACGTCATCATATACTATTGACTCAACCCAATTCCAACCAGGAGTACCTAAAACTTCGTTATATGTTTTTAGCCAAGCCTTTGGAATACCACCAGAAAAACTTTTTCTTGCAGCCATTCTATCGTGGTTTCCTATACAAACATCTGCATTTGGAAATGTATTATGCCAATTTTGCACTTTTTTAATTGTAAGATCTAACTCATAACCTGCTGACATTCCATCAGGATCAGGTTCGTGGTATGAAAATGCGTGATTATCTAAAATATCGCCAATAAAAATAACGTGGTTACAATTATAAGTTTTGTATTGTTCTTGACAAAATTCTAAATATCCATCAAGACAAAAAGGTTCGTGCAAGTCACCAACAACTAGGACATTCCTAGTGTCGGTTTCTCGCATTTTTTTTAGTGCCACTATTTCGTGTGGCTTCAATCTGTATCTATTATTTTGCTGATTTTCCAAAATCTGCTGCTGATTGACCAATTAACATAGCTAATAAAGACCACCATATTTTAGATACTGAGTCCTCGTCAACACCTAAGTAATTAGCAATCATAGGTATAACTATTGAAGAAATACCTAGCCATACCTTCTTTGAAGAAAGTAATTGTGTAATAATGTAATTTTTCATTTTATCTATTTTTAATTATTAAATTTATTTTCTCACCTCCCAAATATATAATTTCTTTCATAAGCAAATTCATAGCTAATCTAGAGTTACTAACAAAGTCCTGTTGACGTTTCAATCCAACTAATATACAACCTGATGTATCTTTAGGACTGTTACCTATATGAAACAATATATGACTTCTATTTGGTACTTCTTTCACTAACAAATGCAAATAATCTCTAGTTGCACTTTCTCTTGCTAATCTTAAACGCACAATATATTCACCGTCTGGAATACAAGATATACTTTTTTTGTTATCTATCCAAGGATTCTCTAACGTATCGCATAGTTCTTCACCATTAAGATATAATTTACCAATTGTAGATTTTTCAGTAAATGTATCTCTTATTATTAAAAGATTTATTCCGTTATCCAAATTATAAGTAGTATGATTTGTAGATTTTAACCCCTTTAACTTCTGATACAAATTCTCTACGCACTTTAACAACTTCTTTTTTTTTTGTGTACATAGGGTTGTTGCTATTTAATTTTCTTTTTTTCATATTTTTCTTTTTCGTACATAACAAATTTATACACCGTAAAACCTATTGCTAAAATTAACGAAACAAATGTTAATATTTCGTTGCATTCAGTTATGCTAAAACCTATTGCTGAACCATTAGCGAGTGTTACTTGTGCTGTGTCTTTTAGATCTGTCATTTTTATTTTGTATTGGCTTTGTGTCCAAATAGGACTTTAGCTTAGTTATATTTATAATTTTTGGTTTGTAGTGTTTTTTCATTATGTTAAATCAGGTGTCAAAAAATTTCTTAGTGTTAATTTAGTTCCTTGATCGTTAGGTCTTTCAAGGTTCATTCCCGCATAGTACGCATTTTTATCAGGATTGACGTCAGCACCACTGTTCGTAGAGTATTCAGGAAAGCTGCTTATATTGTTTGTTATGTACTCTATTAGCCTTTCTGTATAGTATTCTGCTGTACTTCTAACTTCTTCACGCAAATGTTGTGCCTCTTCTGTACTAAGTGCAGAACCTGTTTCTGATGTCTTAGAATATATATTGCCATTTTCTATTTTAAAACGTAAAAACGGAATAGCGTGGTAAAATGCCCAATTTGGTAGCATATCCCCTATATAATCGTCTAATAAAGTCTTGTAGGCTTCATTACCTACATTACCTATTGTACCTGCTGTAATTAAATCTTTTAACTTTTGGTTTAAGTCTGTACCTAATTTAGTTTCTACATACAATTTTTGTGCTTGTCTAACGTAAGGTAATAATAAATCTACGTCAACATTTAAGTTTATTGCTGTACTGTCTTTTAGTTTCGCTTCTGATACAAATAATACGTATGCCATTATTTTACATTTTTATATTTAGCAATTAATTCAGGGTTAACAAAGCCGTGGTCTGGCATATCGTGTGGAGCTACTGATACTTCTTTTGCATTTCTGGGTAAACTTACACCCCTGCTTCTTGCTTCAGTTGATGAAATTATTTTATCTGAATTTTTAGGTCTGTTTCCTTCTTGTACTAGTATGATTCTGAACCATTTATGCTTGCATAGTGCACCGCCTTTCCATTTCCAAATTGAGTAAGTGTTAGCTCCACCCTTACCCCAACCTGGATTGACTTGCCTTCTGCCCATAGCAATAATATCTTCTTTACGATATATTTTGTTTGCATTAGTCATTTTTCTACAAAAATCTCTTTCTCCTTTTTTGCTACCTGCATATCTGTATCTTACTCTATAAATATCATCTTTATATTTTTCTTGCTTAGTAGTTTGATCTTGTCCTGATTTTCTGTTAGGGTATGCAGAACCTGTACTTGCAAATTCGTAATAATCAGAATTAAGTTCAGATTCAAAATTAAAATCTTCTGCTTCTTTTTCAGCGTCTTCTTCACTTATTATTACCCAACCTTTAGGCATATCCTCTCCAAATTCTGCTATACAACTTTCTAGTTCTGTTTTTTCTGATAATTCTTTTTTTGCCTTTACTGGTACACAATTAGGTACTTTTCGACCGTTTTTTGTTTTCATTCCTATTGCCTCATAACCAGGCTGACAAGGGTTAGGTGTAATAAATTCTTCTTTACAATTACAATTATTTAAATTAGTGATTTGTTCGTGGTTTTCACAAGGCATAAAATAAGTTTTACCGTCTTGCGTGTGTTCGTGTGAACCCTTACAACCCATTTTTTCCGCTTCTTTTTCTGCCTCTTCTTTTGTTTCAAATAAAGGCAATTCAACACCATCTGTTATCATACTACCAACTTTTGCAAAATCTTCTCGTACTTCTATATCTAAAGGTTCAAGACCTAATTCCTCTCTTATTTCTGATTCTGTCATTACACCTTTTAAATCTTCTGATGTAAATTCTAATGTAATAGGTTTTAATTGTACAAAGTTAACAGGCATATCAATTTGATTAACCTTAAATATTTTTCTTAATACTTTAACAATATGGTCTTGATATGGTTTTACAACAGTATTTAAATAAAAATTACCTGCGGCATTCAATTCGTCTACATTAGAACCTAAACCTGTATCATTTTTAATACCCATAAGCATAGGGCTGGTTACACGATGACCAGTCAAAATATTTTGAACAAGTAGTTCTTGCAATGCTAAATATTGTTTATCTAAGTCTGCTGTATTAAGTGGTGTTACTTCTGGTGACCTATTTCTATCATCTGAAAAGCTCAAAATAAATTTACCTGCATTACTAGCTGATGTAAATTTTTCTTGTAAAGATCGCTCTATTTGTAAACGTTCTTCTTGTGTAGGCACTCCATTATTGAAGGCAAACATATAACTGCCTGAAAAAGAATTGTTGATATTATTTAAATGAAATTCTGCTACTCTTTGGTCTATTAGCGCCCAGTTATTTGCTGCTGTATAATCTGGGGTATGATAAACGTTCATATTAGGGCTGTACAAACCTGAGTATAATATTTGATTTGCTTGTGTTCTGTTAGTCATACTGAAAGCATCTACACGTTGTGGCTTGTGTTTTCTTGTATTACCCCAGTCAGTAGAAATATAGTATGCTTCAACACGACCCATTGCATTAGGTCTCGCTGCCCTTATCTTTTCAACTGGTATGTGATATATTTCTGCGATTTGTGTTCTGTCTTTTGACCATACAATATTAAGTGCAAATGCACCCTGTAGCTTAAAATCAAATGCTATTTTTTTTATGACTTCGTGTAAACTTTCATTATGGTTTGCCCTATCCATAAAGTGTTTCATTTTTATTACCGCTTCTTCGCTTCTATCTTCTTCATCTTCAATTACAAGATTTTCGCCTGAAATCATTTCACTTGTAGCATTAATAATTGCCGCTTGTGTTGAGCTGTTATAATATAAGTCTATAAGAAATTGTGGATATAAATTTGCCCAGTTTTCAGTTCCATAAGTGATCCAGTCACGACCGTGTTGTTCTGCAACTACTGGTGCAATTTCAGTTCCTAAATTTATACTTAAAATATTGTCTTTCATAGTTAGTCTTCTTCATTAAACCAACCGTTTGCAATATCATCTACTATTGCAAAAAGTTCTGTATTATTGTATATAGTTTTACCTTCTAAAAAAGAAGGTGCGTCACCAACAAAAGAAACAATAAATTTTGATTTATCCAAATTATGTCTAGCTGTTTCTGCTGACGTTGTGTATAATAAGCTAAAATCCATATTAGCCAATTCTCTACTTTCTATTATAACGTATTTTCTCATATTATTGTGGTGTTGATGTACTCCAAGTTGGTGTATTAAATATGTCACCTGTCTTACCGTTTCCTGAGCTATCTAAAGCCTTTGCACCTGAACCCTCATTAAATTTCCAATAACCCTTTAAGCCTGTTTGCCCTGTTAGATCTATTACCCTGTTTTTAGCTTCTGATCCATATACTGCTGATGTGGTTACATTTCTTTCAAAGATACCAAATTCGGCAACTAAACCTTTATAGAAATTTGCTCCTGCTGTATTTTGGCCAACATCAAATAAAGACGGTGTTCCTGCAAAAGTTCCTAATGCGGTTGTTTGTGTTGCTTTACTAACACCATCAAGAAATATCTCTAATTTATTTGTGCTTGTTTTCCAAGTTGCTAAAAGATGATGCCAGTCACCGTCACCCTCTAAAGCTGATCCGTCAAACACAACAGTTCTTGTCGTTCCTGCTGCTTTGTATGCAAAACGTATTTCACCTGATGCGTTATGGTAAAATAATTGTATTAAATTATTTGAGTCTGCCTGTATTCTAAAAATAAAACCAGATGCTGACATAGAACTTAATCTTGTCCATACTGAAACACTGCCCTCAGCAGCGTTAAAATCTTCTGCAGCACTATCAAATGTAATATATTCAGTACCTGTTAACTCTATTGTATAAGAGTTTGTAAGCGATATATCGTTACTGCTTAAACTTTTTCCTAATTTAAGTGCTAACATATTTTATGTAGTTACTCCTTCGTGATAACCTATTCCAATTCCAGATGTTAATGTAATTGCGGTAACATTCATAAACAGAGTCGTGCCTGCAGGTAATGTTGTTTGTAAAGCACTTTCACCTGTTGCGTCTGCAACTGTTATTGATGCAACTACTGATGTAACAGGAAAATATACTGCATAAAAATCTTTACTTGTTTGTGCTGCTGTTGTAAATACAACTGTACTTCCGTTTTTACCTAATTGTTCTGTTAATAATTGTTGTACGTTTTCTATTGCCATTTTTTAATTTTTTATTGTCCGTAATATATATAATTTGATCCTGATGGTTCAGGGTGTTGTGTGTATTGTACTTGTTGCGTTCCTGATTTTTCTGCTACATACATTTTACCTATTGCTACTAACCCTTGTACAATACCGTGTGTGGGTGCAACTGGCAGTACATCTGTTTCAGTTACTGGTGCATTACCTGCACTTATTGCTACTGCACCTGTCCAGCTAACCTCGTACGCTTCATATTTATAATATCCTGCAGGTATTAGTTTAGTAGCACCAGTATATACGTCTTGTGTAGTGTTATAGTCAAATGTCATTTTAGTATATCGTTCACTTATAAAATGTGTTGTTGAATAAACATATTGTACTGAACCATCTAAATCATTTGTAAATTTCATAAGGTGTCTAATCTTGTCAGAACCTACACTTGTGTTGATTCTGTTAGCTTCTGTATTTATATAAACGTTAAATGAAGATTCTGTTACTGCTTGTATCATAACATATAATAGAAATAGTTTGTTTTTATTTGCTTAGTTCCTTTAAAAGAAAAAGGTGGCATAACGCCACCCTAATCAAGAAATATGAAAACACTTCTTTTATGTTGATACTACAAACGGTGTTCCTTTGTTAGTAAATCCAGAATTATCAAATATTGCTGTTGTGTAGTCTTCTAAAAATGCCATCGGTCTTGCCTCCATTCCTGAGAATGTAAGAGTGTAACCGTTTCTATCTCCAAATGCTGCCCCTGTATCTGCTGAACCTGCATTAAGATCTAACCCATTTTCAAATCCTACTGCTAATATTGCATCGTGTCCACTAGCTAATTTTTGATTTAATTCTACTAATATTCTAACCTTCGTTTGTCCAAGTAATTTAATTTGGTTTTGATCCTCTTTAGTTAATTTGTTTAAAAATATATTAACTGTTGGTGTGTAAAATATAGTTCCGTTTTCTGTTGAACCAGTAATTGCATCAGATACAGACGCCACACCTAAAGGCATAACATATTTATAGATACTTTTACTATTCCAGTCAATTTGCGAAATTTCTTGTGGGTTAGAGCCATCATAGCTCCAGTCTGTATTTCCTAAATCTGAGTAAACAGAAAAATACACATTCTTAACACCACCTGCTATTCTATTACATTCAAGACCTCTACCTTTTGTTAATGCTGTACACGCCATAGTTTTTTTTTGTTTTAAAGGTTAAGAGAGCAAGGGTTTTTACACCCCTGCTGTCATTTAAATTTATGATTGTCTTACAATGTCTGCACCTACTCCTGTTTGAACCCCTGCTGAATATCTAGCAACTAATCTCATATTGTCAGAACCATCAAGCTGACCCATATCTAATAATTGAATTCTAGTGTGGTCTGAAACAAGGTCAGTACCAAAGAACATATTTGACTTTTCTGCTGCAATTAGCTGATTGTCTGCCATTCCTGGGCAAACTGCAATTTTGTACCCTTCAAATACAGGCTCATAATCACCATTCATATTGTAAGCATTAACATATCCTAATGTAGATACTGCTGATACATAGAAAGCGTAAGTTTTAGCATTCATATAAATATGCAAATCTTCTTTTCTAAGTATTGGTGAAACATTTGCAGCCATATCTGCCGTCAAAGTTTGTAAATTAGCAATAATATTAGCTGCTGCATAAGCACCTGATGCTGAAGATTGTATAACAGTTGCGTCAACACCTGGTAATAAGTAACCAACTGCAGCACCTAAAAATCCTGTAAATTCTCCTGCTGTACCATTTACACCCTCAAATACTGATGTTTCAACGCCATTTGCAATAATTTCAGCCATATAACTGATTACATAGTCGTCAAAACTTGCAGGTGGTGGTGCTCCTGCTCCTGCTCTCATTTGTGCTGCTTCCCAAGAGTCTAGTAATGTCTTTTTGCAAAGATCAATGTTAACTTGTAGATTTTTTGGTTCTAAAACTTTTTCTGTTAGTGCTAATGTACCTGCGTCTGTAAAGTCACAAGTTGCATCTTTTACCAACCCTGATCCTGCCATTCTTTGAATATTTGACTTATACTTGATATTCTCAATAATAGTTAAATATTGTAATGATGTTGCTTCTTTTAAAGCTGCCGAAATATAAAATCCTGCTGCCTTACCTGCATAATTTGATGTTGTAGTAAACGCCATTTTTAATAATTTTTTTGATTAATATTTATTTAAATTGTATATAAACTTTTCTTGTTTAGAAAGTTTGCTATATTCTTTATTTGTTAATTTAGGTCTTTCTGAGCT